CGGCAGCAGAAGTATGGCCATAACCAATGGTCAGAATGCCAGCGGGGCAGCGATAAGCCTTGAGCTTGCAGCCCTCAAAACGCTTGAGAAGGTTGTCCAAACCACCTTGAGACATATGCATTGGTAGGCTCCTAATTGCTGATGATCGCGATGGCAACAATGATGAGAAGGATCATAGGAATGCCGATCATAGGCACAGCAAACATGATCATTCTCAAGTTTTCAGCCCGTGCTTGGGCAGCTTTCAAAGCAGCTTCTTTCTGCTGTTTACGGACTTTGATGATCTCTTTGAGAACCTCATCCCAAGCATTCATGCCGTACTGGGCCATGAACTCATTCTTGATCTGGGCAGTCATGCTCTCAACTTGCTTGCGGGCCGATACAGCCTGCATAGCAATCTCTTCTGCGCTATTAGCCTGACCCCAGCCACGGGGCGGATCAGCCGCTAATTTGGCAAGGTCACCCTCTGCCTTCATAAGGGCAGACATGTCCTTGATGATCTCATGGAAGTCTTTGCCAATAGCGATGGCTTTTTTAATGCCTTCAGTCGCGGCTTTGGCAGTAGCTAGGATCGTGAACGGGTCCATTATTTGTCAGCCTTTCTCTTCTCAAGGCTGTCAACTTTGTCAAAGATCTGTTTGCATATGTCTTTGATTTCTTTGAGAGATTCTGAAAACTCTTCCCGGCGCACATAGTTGCTAGGAAGGTCCACCTCTATTTGATGGACATCGCGCTTCAGACGCTCAACAGCGTCCCATAGCTGGCGGGCAAACCACCCTGCCACGCCAAATGCAACCGCCAAAGCAGTGTTAATGAGGGATTGCGTGTCCACCGATCATGCCGCTTTCTCCCCCTTATTGAAGATTGCGTCCTGAATATACTTCAAATTGCCCTGAAGACGAAGGTCATCCGGCGATTTTTCTATCGCCAACTGAGCTTGTTCCAGAGCCTTATCTAGCAGACCCAAGTGCCAAGCGGCAATACTAGCCAGATCGTGCGGTTGATAGCCCCAAACCTCTGGGTCACAGGTATAAACAGCCAGCCGATCCACGATCCGCAATGCCCTCATGGCGTAGGCAAAACACTCTTCCCAACGCTGGGACCGATACATGAGCATTGCCAGTTCACACCACGGCTCACGGGTGTCAGGAGCCTCTGAAGCGGCCATTTGGAAAGCCTTCTCAGCCTCCCAAGGGCGTCCAAGCTCACTATGGCAGCGGCCAATGACCCGATAGGCATAGCAACGCTCATTGTGCCAAGTGGCACGGGGCAGGCTCAGATAGTTCTTGCAGGCGTCAATGCTCTCCTGCCACCGGCTATGGAAGCTCAGTTCACGGGCATAATAGAAGGCATTACGGGGACACTGGGGGTCTTCCCTTACGGAAAGCTCCAGAAGATCCATGTACTGCCCTCTGCTCTTGGTGGGGTCCGGCTTGTGGACCGCAAGGAGCATGTCGGTTTGTGCCCAGACTTCCTGTATTCTCCCGTCTGGCACGGGATACTCATGACAGGGATGGTGCCACATATAACCGTGACGAGCGTGAATCTTCTCGTAATAGAATTGGATGCCACAGCCCCAGTCAAACATGTATCGGAGGCGGGTGGTTTCTCCCTTTTTCCAGACACGCTCAATCTCCTCACGCCATCCGGGTTGCAGAAGCTCGTCAATGTCTAGGCTGATGCAGACATCAATGTCCCGTGGAACCAAGGCTAAAGCGGCATTACGTGCCAGATCAAAACGCCATGGAGTAATGCAGATATGATGAACCACCGCGCCATGATTAGCAGCCTCCTCCGGCAACCCATCATCAGACCCAGTATCAGCAATTAGAATGAGATCTGCATCCTTGGCAGATTCACAAAACCGCTGAACAAAGTGGGCTTCATTCTTACTGATAGCATAGACGCAGATCTTCAATCGCTCTTCCATGACATCCCCCTGCCAGTGGAATTACACAATGGTCCAGACACTACCTGATGGCACTGTAACCGTCACGCCTGAATTGATAGAAACAGGCCCGAATGTACCGGCATTGTAGCTGTTTGTGATTGTGTAGTTGGCAGTGATCGTTGTCTGGTTCTCATAGAAGATGCGGTCAGGCGACCCACCTGTGGGGTAGATTGAGCCTGTCGGACCTGTAGCGCCGGTCGGCCCTGTTGGACCAGTAGGTCCTGCCACAGAAGATGCAGCACCAGTCGGCCCAGTGGGACCTGTAGGACCAGCGCCACCAGCCGTTCCTGTTGGTCCAGTAGGACCCGTTGGGCCAGCCGTTCCGGCAGTTCCTGTCGGCCCAGTAGGACCAGTCGGTCCTGCACTGCCAGCGGTCCCGGTAGGACCTGTCGGACCCGTGGGGCCATTAACACCCGCAGTTCCGGTAGGGCCAGTAGGACCTGTCGGACCATTAGCACCAGCCGTCCCGGTAGGACCCGTAGGGCCTGTGGGGCCGTCAACGCCAGATGTGCCAGACGGGCCTGTGGGGCCAGTTGGACCAGTCGGACCCGGAACAGTTGAGTTAGCGCCAGTCGGACCCGTAGGCCCCGTGGGACCTGTCGGGCCATTGGCACCGGCAGTTCCGGTCGGGCCTGTTGGGCCAGTCGGGCCATCAACACCTGACGTTCCAGAGGGTCCTGTTGGCCCTGTAGGACCTGTAGGACCGGGGACCGTGCTGTCAGCACCCGTGGGTCCGGTTGGACCAGTTGGCCCCGTAGGTCCGGTTGGCCCCGTAGGCCCTGTGGGTCCAGTGGGACCTTGAGGACCAGTCGGGCCGGTAACGCCATTCACCAATGCAAGGAACAGCGCATCACCATTAGAGAAGTTGGTGGTGCCAGTGCCGCCAGAGTCAACTAGCGTAACAGGATACTGCCAATAGGCCGTAGCCGTGCCAGCATTGAAGTGAACCGGGGTGCCAGAGATAGTCCAAACTTGATAGTCAGAGCTATTGCTCTGGCTCTGAATGACAAACTGTTCCGTGACAGTCAGCAAAGCCAAAAACAGGTCAACGTCTGTGCCATCATCCGTCAGATGGCTGACGTTGACGTATGTTGAATTGATCTGAGTTGCGTTTTGCCAAAGAATGTCACCGTCACCGGGATAGCCAGATGTGGCTCCAGTATTAGCCATGTAGAGAAACAGGCTAGATGAATTGCCCTTGGGGCCTGTAGGACCCGTGGGACCCTGCGTTCCAGTAGGCCCAGTCGGCCCTGTGGGTCCGGTAGGTCCGGTTGGTCCAGTGGGGCCGGGAACTGTGGAATCAGCACCAGTTGGGCCTGTAGGTCCAGTCGGGCCGGTTGGTCCGGTAGCGCCTTGAATGCCCTGCGGTCCTGTAGGTCCAGTAGGCCCAGTAGGTCCGGTAGGCCCTGTTGGCCCCGTGGCACCCTGATTACCTTGTGGTCCAGTAGGTCCAGTCGGGCCTGTGGGACCCGTGGGACCCGTGGGTCCAATATCACCTGTTGGGCCTGTAGGTCCGGTCGGTCCCGCAACAGTTGATGCTGCGCCAGTTGGGCCGGTCGGACCAGTCGGTCCTGTAGGACCTGTGGGGCCAGCAACAGTAGAAGCAGCGCCTGTAGGACCCGTAGGTCCAGTAGGCCCAGTGGGGCCAGTCGGCCCTGTCGGCCCAACAGTACCTGTAGGACCAGTGGGACCAATACCCTTTAGATCGGCAATCTCTTGAGTCGTGGCACGGCGGGAGACGCCCGCTTGGACGACCTCAACCTGTTCCGTGCCATTAAGAGAAATGGCAACTGGCAAATTAGGGATTTGTGTATTTGCCACGTTTGCCTCACACCGACGTAATGGTTTGCCATCCGGTCGCAGTATACACGCAAAGCTTCTGCAATGTCGTGTCAAACACCAACGCGCCAGCACTTACAGACAAAGCATTCTTCTGCGCTGTCGTATAGCTGGGAGCCAGTGCTACTTGAGCCAGATTAGCAATAGCCTGCGTAGTCGTGCGTGACGAGACGCCTGCTTGAACAATCTCAACTTGCTCTGTGCCATTCAGTGCAATGGCCAAAGGAAGGTTCGGGATCTGGACATTACTAGCGTACCTAGGCATCACAGCGGCCCCGTCTTAGGCACTTCACTGAAGCCATATGGTAGGGATGGGTTGTTGATCACATAACCCCCGCCAGTGTAGGCACCCGTGAATAGCGTGTTCTGAAGGTCAATCGTTGAGGTGTTGACCACGGTAATTACAAAATCACCATTGGCATTTGGCACCCCGGTGACATCTTGGACCGTGACGCGCTGGCCAGTGATCATGCCATTTGTGGTGTTTAGCACCATTCTGACAATGCCAATGCCATTGTTGGTGACATTCAAGACATTGCGGTATGTCACGGCATTAGGGTCAGTTCCGGGCAACTGATTAGTGCCGCCGGGGGCTTCACCAGTCTGCTGCGTGACACGGACATTATTAGTTGCCTCATCATCCAGCGATGTGACGCGGGTGTCACCACGGATAACCGGGATACCAGTAGACTGGCTGGTTGTGTTGTAACCAGATACCTGACGGCGATCAACTTCGTCCCACGCATAAGGCTCAACACGCGGGTTCACGATAGGTGTCGGGTCAGCCGGAATAATGATAGCGCGAAGCTGTTCCTGCGGATTGTCATAGCAAGTATCGCACACAAGGATGCGCTTGTTGATCAGCGATGCGCCAGCCCAGTCGTACTGCCACTTTAGTTGATAGTGGTTGTACCAAATAGCGCAGCGGTCGCAGATAGCAAAAGCCTGCGGATTGCGGGCGCTTGTCCTAGCGCGACCAGATTTTGACGCATATCCCATAGGTTCTCCTTACCTAAAGTAACCAGAGACCATCGGAGAGATATACTGTTGGGCTGTTTCCACATTCTGTTGCGAAGCGATTGCATAGGCTTCGTCAGCGTCAGGCTTAATGGTTGCTGCAATCTGTGGAGACCAGATTTTTGCAAGGCGATAGGCGAGCCCATAAGCAAAGGCTTCAAGCCACAGATAGGGGATATCAACCGTCTGACCATTCTGAAGACCGGCATCCTCAATGCGAGTGACGCGGTAATACTTCAGATACTGCGGGCCGTTGTCCGTGTTAGGGACAGGCCACAGCGTCACAGTAGGCGACAGAAGGCGATCAAACCAATAGACGGTTGGGAAGCCCTGCTGCTCCTTGTTAGGATAGCTGGCGTATTCCGTGCGGCTGATCGGCATAATGATTCGGTCAATGTTAGCGCCGCTATCGTCATTGGTGACGTAAGCATCAAGGATAACAACCGTATCCGCATCAACAGGATACGTTGTCTGACCAGTCACAAGCGGGGTTGTGACCAGATCAACCTTCCAAAGATTGACGCCTTGGTTAGCCCAGCGGGCAAGCATCATGTTAGTCGCCATGCGGGCGGCTTCCATGTGTTCTTGAAGAACAGCCGTATTCCTGACACCGATGAGGTTGTACGCATAAAGCGTCAACTCGCCAAGGCCGGGATTGAACGTGTAGGTGCCGCTGGTTGTCATAACGGCTCCTTACATAGTTCCATCATTTTTAATCAAGATGCCACCAACGTAGATGTTGGCAACAGCGCCAGCGCCACCAGCACCAAGCAACTGATACTGAATGTCGTGTTTTTCAGGGAATGCCAAAGGATATTGAAGCGGAATAGAAAGCTGCTGGACAAATGCCGTCTGGTTCAATGCCGTGATTACGCCGCCTTTGGGGTTATCAACCGTATAGGTACGCAGCTTCACATACGCACCACTGGTGACAGAGGTGTTCGTGTCAGCCTGATAATAGGTCTGATAGAACGTATAACCAGCAGGAACAGTGTACAAAGACATCTGCGTATTGCCGTTGCCAGCCGTGATTTTTGCGTAAGTAACCGCGCCATTGACGGCGGTCACGTTGCCAACAGCATTGCCAACAATAGTCTGCATATTGTTGATGCGGAGAAACGTCTTGGTGGTCAAAACATTTGATGTGCCATTTAGCGCGACATCTTCTGACTGCAAAACATAATCAGCGCCAAGACCATTGATGCGGATTGTAACCGCCGTGTCAGAAGCCGACGAGCTTGCAAGCGTCATAATGACAGGGGAGGCCGGATAAGCATAGGTGCCACCAGCGCCAGTCAAACCTTCCCACAACGGGGCAAAAGCAGTGCTACCAAGAGCCGTTGTGTTGCCAAACAGATTCAAAGGCTCATGCCAAGTGATCTGACCACGCGACACCTGAAGCTCAAAAGGCTCAAAGCGTCCTGCCTGCGTAATTGACCAAGCTGTAACGGCCATTTTTAACTCCTCTTGCCTGCACGTGCGGCGGCTGCATTATCTACTAAGTTTGGATAAGGCCGTCCTGCGGCTCTAGCCTTTGCCTTAGCAGACTGAATTTGTTTGCGATCCAGATGCTTCACTTTAGCATCTTTTGGCGCATCTTTCTCCCAAAAAGGCTTGTCCATATCAACAATCCCACTTCCGAAGTGCTTTATTCACCCGACTATCGGGATCAGCAGCTTTGGCAGAACCGGTGAGTTTCCGCTTTAGGCCAGTCATTCTAGCGCAAAAGCTATCCTTACGCGACCCACCTTCTGGCTGTGGACGCTTAATATCATGGCCAGCAGCACGTAGGCTGGCGCGGCCCTTTTCATTCAAACCACCAGACGGGGATTTACCTTCTGATCTTTGCCATGTTGGGGAACGTGCCATTTAATCCTCCTGAAGAAAGACGGGGGCATGAAGCCCCCGCCAAGATAGCCTATGTAAGGAGTAGGGAGGGGACCCCTATTACGTCAGGCTACCAGACACGTTGCGACCCTTGGCAGGAGTGCCAGCAGCAGCCGAAGACAGCGGGCTCATGTTGGAGCCGGTACGGCCACCCGACTTGCGGGGAGCGCGGCCCATGCTGGCCTTGGCCTTCTTGCCTTCCATCTTGCCCATGGTCTTACCACCGCGCTTACGCTCTTCAGCCTCGTCCTGAACGTTTGACTGATAGGTATAACGCAGATTCTTCTGCTTGGCGTCTTCTGCCATTTCATTGACGCCACCGCTTGCACGCTTTGAACGACCCTTCATATGAGCCTCCTATAGCTCTGGCTTACGCCGTAAGGTTAATGCCCTGAATATAGGTGACAGTGATGACACCCACGCCAGATCCAGTGTTGGTTGAAGTCACAGCGATCTTGCGATCAGTTGTGCCAACATCTTTCCAGTTAGCCGCACGTGTTGCGTCATCACCGGGAGCCGCTGCAACGATACCAAAAGCAACGCCATCAAGCGCACCAGCAGCAGTGAAGAACGTAGCCGAAGCAGTCGTTCCAACACCGAACGTGGTGGCAACGCCGGTAAACTCAGTAGTAACATTGATGTTAATGCTGAGAATCTGGCTGTTGGCGGGGATGACAATGGAAGTTGTGGTGGCAGCCTGAGTGAACGCAGACGACTGCGCCATTACGACATAACCAACATTGGCCACATCCGTGCCAAGCGTTGTGCCGCTTGTATTCAGGATGTTACCGGCCCGAACGGGACCAGTGAATGTAGTAGTACCCATAGGGTCCTCCTGCACGATAAGTTCACACAGTCTGTGCAGAGTCCGCTAGGTCGGTCTGCGTGAACAAGATACCTAGAAAAAGGCGGGGTTTTTACGCCCCGCCCTCAATGCCTTACGACGGGATGCTGCCGTAGATTGCACGCCAGTTGTAGTAGCCGAAGCTGTAACGCTCGTAGCCCTTAACCAACAGGTTGTCCGTAACAAAATCGACCTGCATATCTGTCTCAAACTTGACGCGCTCCATGTAGGAGAGACCGTCAATGTTTGTGAGCAAGAACCAAGCAGTAGCAGAGGTCAAGAAGTCGTTGACCATGTACGACTCAGGCAAGCCGCCCGAGGTCATCATGATGGCGTTGACGTCGTTGTCTGCTGTGCCGGGGCGCAGTTCAGTCTTCGTCAGACGGATGGCAGTCGGCTCAAGCTGCGGAGGCACGATGAGCTTGCGCGCACGTGCAAACACCTTGAGGCCAGCCTGATCCTTGAAGTTAGTACGGACTGCAATCATGCTGTTGAGCAGTGT